TCCAACAACTGTATTCGTCCCTGTTATTGTAAGGACGCTACTCGTACTCTCTGTTAAATTTCCTAAATTTAAACTTGTTACGCTTGCGATTGCTCCGCTTTTATTCCCTAAAATTGTGTTGTTGCTTATGTTTTGTATGTTTGAGAACGTTACACTTCCGTCAACAATAGTCGCTAGACCGCTTCCTGCGATTGGGGTAGTAACTTGTCCACCATAAAGTTGCGTTATTTTATTGTTTATTTGTGTTTGTATAGAGCTAGTAACGCCGCTTAAATACCCTAACTCTGTTGCTGTAGTTGAAGAAGACTCAAGAGCACCTGAAGCATTGCAAAAGATAGCTGTTGACGCTGCTAATGCTGTCAAAAGTATATTCGTAAAAGTTGGTGAATATGTAGGCGCAACACTTTGTGGCAAATCAAAATTAATTGACGTGCCATAAGATATGTTAATAGTATTATTTGATGAAGTTATCGCTTTGTAGCTTGGTGATGTTGTTGGGCCATTTGAAGTTAAAAAATAATTTGTTGACGTGTCTGGTGCTAATAAATCTAAAGTTATCCCTTTTGGTTGTAAAGATACATTGTTTGAGTTTACTAAAAACTGTGAAGAATTAAATGTGTATTCTCCTGTACCTACGTCATTCCATGAAATTGGGGTTGTATTTATAACTCCGGTTTGTGGGACAATTATTCTTATATTATGCCCTTGGTATGTCGAGCCATTCTGTACAGTAAATATAGCTCCTTTTAATTCGTTCCAGGTATCTGCGTCAGTAGTTCTAGTTAGACCTGAATAAGTTAAAAGATAAATTCCATTTTCTTTGTTAGATAAAGAGCCGCTCCCACTTTGAAAACCAAGAAAAACCCTTTCACCGATTTGTACAGAATGACCGTCAGCTAAAAAAGGAGTGTTTGTTGTTAGTGGTATTTTTCCGTCTGTTTGACTTGTTGCTGCTACGACTGGATTTTTCCAATTGTCCCCTGATATTGCAGAATTCCATAAATTAAAATAATAAGAAGATATTACTCCATCATCTACATCACTAGCGTATAAAACAGAGATATCATCATTTGGATTTATTTCAATAGGGTATATTGCGTTTAATTCTTGTTGAACATTGTTCCAATTCGGATAAGTAGTACCCATTTTATTTTACACACCTCGATCAAGTCTCACTAAAACATAATGGCAACCTTGCACATTTGTGCAGATAGCATTGATCGATTGTATCACGCCGTACGGAAAAACCATGTTTTGCCCTAATGATAAATCTAAAGTTCCTTTCTTTATATCACTCCAGCTACTGTCCGAAGTCATACGGGCTTGCAATTTTATAGTACCAGTTAAACCGGTTGTAACAGGGTCGCTTGGTGTTGCTGTATCCCCGGATACTGTGACTGTATTGTAATAGATGCAAGTTATTTGGTTTGCTACCGGCGGCGTAACTACACCAGTTGTAAAAGCTTCTGAAATAGTTGTCGGGAATACAAAGTTTCCATTTTTATCGATAATAAATTCTAAAGCTTTCATTTTTTGATTTCTCTTATTTATTTTTTATTGATAATATTCTTCTACTATTATCACACCGTTTGCGCCGTCTCCCCCTTTTGTTGTATACGCTCCTGCTCCTGCTCCGCCGATTCCTTTTGCACCAACGCTGTAATTAAAAACAGACCCAAGATTTGTTACTATAGCATCTAGATAACCTGCGGCTCCTCCACCTTGTCCTGAAAAACCGTTTGCAACCAGGGCAGATATTGCACTTACGCCACCACCTGCCCCACCGCACCCAGTTCCAAACCCGTGTGGGTTGTATACTGGGTCTTCATCAATTGCGTTTTGTCCGTTCGGATCTACAGTGCTAATTTTTCCAAGACCAGCCCCAGCAAAAAAGTTTTGTCCTCCTTGCCCACCAGAGGCATAAATACCAAAATTGATAGAATTACTATCTATACTTACTGCGCTTCCTCCTACTCCGTTCTGTCCTTTGATAATAGTCCCCGTTGCTCCTAAGATTCCAGCGGAATTTCCTGCGCCTGTGTTTGTTCCACCCCCTCTTCCCCCATACGCTTGCAAAGACACTACTGGCGTACCAACATTTGTAAAAGAGCTATCTTGACCGTCTCCCCCTGGTGTTTTTGTGTTCCCAAGTGTTGCCGATCCTTCGCCGCCACCGCCGCCACCAGCCATTTTTACTCGTATGTATAACGGTTTTCTAGGGGAGGTAGGCGGTGTGTAAGTTCCTATTCCACTTTTAAAAATTTGTACGGTAGGTGCAATATAACCATAGGTAGCTATATCTTTCCAATGCACACCGTCGTTTATATAACTCGGTGTTGTAATAAAGTTAGCAGTGTTATCGTTAATTAAAGAGATCTGATAACTGTTATTGCTCGCACAATACAAGACAGCCCCTTGGGGGTAACCATCCCACCCCGAAATTTCAGAACTAAAATCTTGAAAAGTATATTGCTTCCCCATTTGCATAGCTAAAATCTGTTGCGTGTAGAAATTCAAAACACCGTTAAATTGTGGTCGCTCTAACGGCACACCCCCTGCGTCAAATGGTTCTGACATCGCAGCAGGAAAACCCGTCTCTTGATTTGCGTCTGTCTCTGATGAAAGTGAAGGTGGTTGTACTTCATCGCCGGTGTTACAAAACGGCTTAGATAATGGTGCAGGGAAAGAATAACTCATAAAAACCTCTTTAGAATAAAATTGTAAGCTTAACGCCTGCGGGGCAAGGCAAAACAGTGCTGTGAGTAAAAAGATAACTCTCATAAGCCTCCAAAAAATAATTAAACTTATACGTAATTTCCATTTGGGCTGAAACATATACAGCAGGGATTCCGCTCGCACCCATCATGCTTGAATATTGTTGTATTATCCTATTCATATCGTATATAGAATTATTCGTGTTTTTACTTCTATATATCAATAACAAGAGCGCTCTATATTGATCATCTGTAAGATCGATTGTCGGCGAATAGACTGGATTAAAAAAATTGGAATAATAAAAATTTTGAGGATAGCTTTTTGTGTCTGTTATTGTGTCACTGTTTTTAAAACCAAAAACATTGTCGTAAGACAAACCAGACTTAACACGCCTTGGTTGGCCTAAAATAATTCCCCAAATATTTAAACCTTCTGTTTTTGCTGTTTTTATATTTAAATAATCTTCAGCAAAATTAAAATCTTTGAAAAGTAAAGCATTGGAAAATGAGTTACATAATTGTTTTAATTTAGGTGAATTTTGGTATTGTAAATATATTGGAAAATCTGTTTCAGACATAGGTGAGGTTCACATTCGTTGACAATAGAGTGTTTCCAAGACTACTGCTTATCGGCATTGTGTATTGTATTAAATTAGTCGTTGTGCCAACGTTAAAAGTTAAACTTAAAATGGGCGTTACCCCTGCTTGTATAAGCAAATATATAAACTGAGTAGCGTCAATATATCTTCCTATCACATTCCAATTGAATTTTTGTGTTATTGCGTCCGCTATAAATTGTTTCACGTTCGGTGGGTATACGTAACCGACTTTTAATTGTAAGTTCAAAGATAAAGCTAATTGTGTTGCCTTCTGCCATTTTGCTGTAAAAGTTTCACTTGTATTTGGTATAGGTATAGTAAAAGAATAGCTTCCGCTTAATGTGCAACTAACTCTTTTTAAAAACATTTCAGCGATAAGAGTATCAGACCCACCACCATCAATCGATAATAAGATCGAATTCGATTCGATTGTTATTCCGTCTTTTACATAAGAGTCTTTTGTGTTGTTCGGCAACACATACACGCTTGTAGGCTTCGGGGATAACTGTGATGCGCCTGCTAAAATTGATTGATAAGATCCTGCGGAATTAAAAGCCGTTGTGTCAAAAAATCTTAATAAAAGGTCATAGTCAGATTCTTCTACGGTGCCGACATTTCCAGCTGTTGAATTGTTTACAGTTGACCAACCGGGAATACCTGTAACTATTTTATCTATACTGTTTGTGGGTACTAAAATTGTGCCTGAATTTTGAGCGGTGACCGTGCCTGTTGCTGTACCATCACCACCAATCACATAAGTTGCGTCTACTATAAATATATCTCCGTTTTCGTTAGATACTTGCGATCCTTCTGTAATTGAAACGCCTGTTAAACCTGTGAAAATGCACGTTGCTGTTGATTTTGTTGCAGGCTCTCTTTGAATACCCATATTTGAACACAAGGCATCTAATTGCTGCCCTGTTGCTATCAACGGATTAATTGAGTTAACAACATCGGCTTGATCATTTTCCCTTTGTGTAATAGCGAGAGCCTGGTTTTGTACTAAAAGACCGTTGGGGCTTTGTTGCGATAGATTAACGCTACTACCATACGTATTTATAAGTATTTGTTGTGCTTCTGCTATTGCTGTTGATGAGGGTGTTAAAACTACACCGGTGCTAGAGATTGACATATGTTGTGTTCACTTTGCTATCTGTATTTAAATATTTAACCGATACTGCTTCAATTCTCTCGCTGTTGAAATTAACAAAATCTATTGAAACAATAGAAGAAACGTATGGCACACTAAGAACCGCTTTTTGTATTGCTGATGTCAATATTGTTCGATTCGGTGTTTGTCCTAAAACTGTTAACCAATTGATTCCTAAAGTTGTGTCGAATTGATATTCCCCTAACCACAACGAAATAGCGTTTTTAACTGTTTGCGATACTGAATCAACGTCATAGATAAAAGAAATGTTTCCACTTTCATCCAAAAACGTGTCTTCGTATTTCACACCGTTTTCGTCTGTAAATTCTTTTAATTGTATAGTCGGTTGATAGATAGTCATGGCGTTACTGGGCCCGTGTTTTGTGTTCCGGTTGAGACTCCGCTATGAGTATGCGCCAAAAACGGACTAGAATCAATCGTCAATGCTTCTACAGAGGCGTTCCCATTTATTGTAGCGTTTCCGTTTACGATTAGGTTCCCGTTTATCGTCGTTTGTGTTGCGTTTATCTCTGCGTTGTTTGCGTTTATTGTCGTTTTTGCTGTTGTTGATATTGTTATTGGTTTACTAGTAGCTTGTATTTCAACAACGTCGTTAGTTATTTTAATATAAATATTTGGTTCACTATTAGACCAATGTGACAACACTATTGCGTCTTGTAAATGAAAAAAACGAAATAAATTTGGCGTGGATTGCGATTCAGTTTCTTTTGTAATGTCTATTTGTCTTTGACAAAATCCAACAACTACGTTATCTCCCACAACATATTTTGTAATAATGCCAGCGTTCCCCCCCCGTATGCAGCTATACGGAACATCATAAATTGTCGGCGGTGTGATTGGTTTATTTGAGCTGTCTGTTCCATTTATTAGCGATTGAATAGTTAATCTTTTTCTATCCTCGTCAACTGAAATGATTTTTGCTAGTGTGATTGTATTTATTTCTAAATACATTTTTGTTTTAAAAAAATTTAATGCATCAGACATTGTACTGTCTGAAGTTAAAACACGACTCGCACTAATTATTTTAGCCATTTCCTTGTACCTCGAAATTGTTGTAACTGCACTTAACGTCAGTATACCAATTTTCACGACGATTACTCAAGGAGTGTTCCATATCATAAACAAACCATTTTCCAATTGCTTTAGGAATATTGACTTTTGTTTGTAAATATATGTATTGACCAATATTTAAAACAGGATTATACCGCATTTTAAATTTTACACCAAATGTGTCTGGTGTTGGGTAAGAGATTAAACCACTGTTTTTATTTATGTTTAATATTGTTTTTTCTAATGGATCACTTTTTTGCGATACTTTTAACTTTTCTTTATCAATCACGCAATTTATATTTAATTGACTTGATAATTGTTGCAGTTGTTGAACATAACTCCCTGTTAGTATTGTGTTATTTAACACACCTTCTACGCCGTTATTTTGTAAAGATAACCCTAAACTTGAGGATAATTTATTTAAAATATCTGTTACTTTTGTTTGACCTTTTATGTTTGTGTTTTCTTGATTTTGTATTGCGTCAAAATATGAACTACTACACTCAAAATACATTGGCCTACTTGGGTTAGAATAATCCGGCCAACTTTTAACAATATAACCGCTAAAGCATAAACTTTGTGGCTCATCATCGTATTGTGCATATATTTTAATTTTATTTAGATTATATTTTAGAGGTACATACCCCAAAGTAGTTAATGCGGCAATATCAGACGAGTTCATTCCGTATACTATTACTTGAGCACCGTTTGTAAAGTTGTTGTTCATCGTTTTTTTAACAACTGCATTTATTGTATTGTTTAACGTAGTTTTTGTATTATATCCTTGTTTAAAAACGCCTGATTGCAAAGTAAAAACGCATTGTATTTTTCGGTCTTTTAACTTTTCAGGTTTTAATATTTCAGCCATTTACAGCACTACTCTCATCATAATATATTAAAGATTGGCTTTTTCCAAAATAATTATAGTTAATCGGTGTTGTGTTTCCGTCATTATTTATAAATGAAAAATATCCGTTAAATTTATCTTGTAAATATGCGTAAGGTAAAATCTGTGTGAAATTTATTTTCCTACACTGGATGATAGGCGAGTTATCTAAAAATAAATCAAAAAAAGTTTTACCATTTTTCGTCCATATATTTATTGTGCAATTTTGGCTATTTAAAACTATATTTAAGGATTGATTTGGTACACTGTTTAACGGAACGACTAAAATCATATCAACCTCCACCGAATGGGAGTGGAACCAAACTAAAAGAATTGAAAAGGATAGATGGGTCAGAATATGGTTGCACCTGACCATTGTTTTGTAAATATGAATTTTCTGGGTTTGCGGTATTTTGAACGTTTGAATACTCTGTGTTTGTCAATCGAACTTGTTGAAAAATCAGGTTAGCGACAAGTTCAAGTTGTTCAGAAGTATTTTGATAATCGAAAGAAGTTAAACAAACATTTTGATAATACTTTCCATATTGCCAATAATTTTGGGTTGGCTTACCAAAAGGTGCTAAATATAAATGATATAGAGTCACACCTGTCGTTAGATTTTCTAAAATATTTGTAATGTTGTCGATTGTTGTTTTATTAACATTTGTTTTATCTTTTGGGTCTTTTATAACAAAAACTACTGTGAGTGCAACAATAAACGGAGTATTTTGTTTGCTATCGTTTGAAAAGCTTCCATCTTCAATTGGCTCAAATGCGATACCGTTCGAATTATGATAATTATTTTCTATATATGAGTCAAAACCTAAGATTATGTCTCCGTTCTGAGAATATAACCCACTTGATTGCATCATGCTATGACTCCGTTATCTATGCTTGTAACAAATAAAGACAGTTGGTTTTGTAATTCCATTGCTATTTTCTGTGAAATTTGTTTTGCGTTTGAGTTTGGCGCATTTATCTTAACTTGCCCTACTGTTACTGATTTACTAGTGCTGTACATTTTGTTTGACTTATCGATCAATTGGCTGTTTGTCATCGTTTCAAAACCGGAGTTAGCTTTTATTGCTTCTGGGCTTAGTATAATTGATAAGGGGGTATTTTTAGGTGCTGAAAATACTTTTTTACTTCCCTCTAAACCTAATCTTTCTCCTAGACCCACTTCACCTGCCGTGGGTGTTCTATTAAAATATTTAGAAAGTCCTTGTGTAATATCTCTTAGATTCATTAAGCCAGCACGGATGTTTGCGTCAACATCATTTTTAAAACTTGGGTCTTGTATTCCGTACCTTGCAGCGGTCTTGTCCGTTAATTGGAAAATACCGCTTGCTGATGACGTGTCGCTTTTTAAATTAGGGTCTAAATTAGAGTTTTCATTTTTTGCGACTTGTACAGCTAAATTAGGATTTACGCCTAAAGAAATTGCCATCTCTTTTATTTTATCTTCGATATCTTTTTCTTTAAGCTTGTTTTCGAACCCATCAAACGAGTCGAATAGTCCTTCAAAAAACCTCCCATCTTTTTTTAGCCCAAAAAAAGAACGTACATTTCTATTTAGTTTGTCAAAAAAATCAGTCATCTTATTAAAATATTTTTCTATTACTTTGTAGTATTCCTCAAAAGCTGATTGGCCACCTCTCAAATATGTTCGAACATCATCAATAATTAATAACAAACCTGATAACGCTAAAATAAGTCTTCCAATCGGCGTTGCAGCAAAGGCAACACCCATCGCAATTATAGCTCGTGTTACTGATAAGATGGCTGATAATAAAGCACCGCTTAAAACTGCCGATAACGCAACTACTGCTATTTTTACAATCCCAGAATGTCTTTCTAAAAAAGATAAAAAAACAATATAGTATTCGTTAAATTTTTTAAGAGCAGGAATGAGAGCGTTTGTAATATCTATTTTTAAAGAAGTAAAAATTAGACTGATATCGTAAAGAGAGTTTCTATATTTATTAAGTTTTTCGCTGTCTAATGCGGATAGATTGCCTAATTTCGTCATCCTATCTACTAAATCTTGTGTGCTTTTTCCACCTTCAGAAAGCATTCTGATAGTCGCATTATCTAGGCCAAGTTGTTTCCCTAAATTAAATTGCCAGGCTTTCGGTAAACCAACAAACTTATCCGCTAACTCCTTCAATATGTCGGTTGATTTTTTCATCTTCCCATTAACATCAACTAGATTTATCCCCAGTCTCATGAAAACAACTTGGCCTGCGCTACCAAAATTAGTTTGCATTTCCATTAATTTTTCGGATAAACCTGAAATGGAACTATAAAAACTTTCTGCGGTTCCACCTGTTCTTTTTACAGCTTCACCCCAAGCAAAAATATCTTGTTTACTTTCATTAGTCTGATAAGATAAATTGTCTAATTTTGTTGATAAATCTACTGTGCTCTTTACAACATTTTTTAAAAAATCACTAGAGGCAACTGCTGCAAGGCTTCCAATGATACTATTTTTAAGGTCTTTAACTACATCGTCTATTTTTCTGGCCGATTCTTTTGTCGATTGATCATCAAATAAAATTGAAACTATAAACTTATCTAACGACATTTAAACACCTTTCGCTTGTGCTTCTAGTTGCTTAACTTGATGATAAGCCATTTCGTTATAATTGTTAACTAAAATCAATTCATATAGATCAAGAGCTTCTTCATAATAGTATACATGACGAAGCTCATGCAATGTCGCCAATTTGCTAGAAATAATTGTAGCAAAGATGGGCAATAAGTTTTTATGTTCGATACAAAAACTAGAATCAAAATAAATGTATGGGATACTAATCTTCTCCCTTGTTATAAAAAACCTAGGTTTACCTTCAAAACTTGTGCGAGTAGTTTAAAAATTGGGTGAAAAGTATCTAAACGTTGATTTAACTCTTCAATAGTTGCGTCAAGTTTTAAAGTCGGATGCCCGGTATCAATCTTTACATTTTTAAGTAATTCATTGACTAAAAAATCTCTATCTTTGTCTGATAATTCAGCAAGAGCACCCTTTAGAGCGTCTAGAATTAATTGGAGGGAATTAACTTCTGTGTCTTTTCCTAGTTTTTCAATCTTTTTACCGGTTTGAAAGGTATTGTGCAATATTTGTTCAACTTTTTCACTATCGTGATGACCTTTTGAAATAATCGAAATTATTCTCATAATAAGATTAAATTGTTCAAAAGGTTTTAATCTTTCTACAATAAAATTTAGTTTGTGATTATTTTCTTTGTTTATCCCTTTGTGTTCAATAGTAAAAGTAATAATTTTTTCCATATTACACTGCTCCTAGAGCTGTTTGTGCAATCGCACCCAACGAGGATAAGTTTGGTAATTGTGAAGACCATTTTATAGTCACAGATTTTAATTCGTCTGCCGCTTCTAGTCCTTTTGCTCCGCTTTCAAAAGAACAATCAAGAAAAACATATGCTTGTCCAATAGACTCAAGAGCAACTGTTAAAATTCCAACAATCGGTATACCGCTTAAATAAGCGGCTTGTTGCCATTGATATATTTTTAATAAAGACGGAGAACCTGGGTGGAAACTAAAACTAGCATTTAATTTTTTTGCTACAACTGATCTGCTTAGAATTCCGTCGCATCCCATTTTGGATTTAATTACATCGACGTCAGGAATTGATAAAATATTTTCATCTGAAAATCCTGTGAATGTTGTTGTGCCTGTGATTGCTGAAGTAAAAGATATAACGGCGTTTTTTGATGTTGCTAAGTAACCCATTTTGTAGACTCCTATTTGATTTCTAAAAGTATGTAGTTGTATTTACGGGTAAATATTGAACAGCACTACCTTTTACATACAAAACAAACCATGGTGAACTTACTCTATCTTGTCTTTGTTCTTGTGAAGATGGTCTTTTAACAATTACATACCCATTGTTAGTTAATTCTTGGGCTCGTACACCGTAATCTACTGATAGTTGTTGAACCGTAGCGTTATCAAATACAACACCTGTTGCGATAATTCCATTATCGATTGATTGATTTAAAGCAGTTGTTAAAACAGATCTGACATATCCATCACCATCTGGGTCGTTCGGTACTTGATTTAGAGCGGAGAATAAATTAGCAAGCCCGACTTGAATTTGAAACGCAATCCAAATTTGTGCAACTTGATTGTCTATATAAGACCATGCTCCAGTTGTGTAACCACCATAGAAAAAGTTTAGTTGCGTACTTGCTCCGTTGAAGCCTACATTACCGTAATAATTTATCTTTTTATCATTTAATATCTTTGCTATTGAAGTTTGTGTTACAGAAGGCTGCAAACCCGATTGGGTTTTGAAAGCTAAAGTCAACGCTGATTCGGGTTGAGTTAAATCTAATGCAGCAAAAACACCCATGGCAGCAAAAGCACGGTCTGGATTGTTCAACAAAACTTCATCAAATACGGAAGTATCGCTATAACCAGCTTCATTGACTTGATACCAAATGCTAGAGGTGTCTGATTGTGCAGCCAATTCTAACGCAGAATCGTTATTCCAGCAAAAGAAATTGAAACGAGTGTCAGGTGTATTTTGACCACTCACCCACGCTGATAACCCTAATTCAATTGCGTCAATTAAAACACCGCCAAGGTTGTCTACAAAAGCAATTGAATATTGGTCAGTAAAATATGGCAAAAGAGTAGACATATTTGAATTTACACCGGACTCATTGTAAGAAACCGCATCCGAACCTTGTGATAAGATTGCACCTGTCGCTTGAGTAAAACCGATTAAAGTTGCTATATTTGGTGTAGTAGACGAAGAAAAATAATTCATCATTGCGCTTGCGCCAGTTGCGGTAATTGACGCAACAAATTGATTGAAAACACCGTCGTATAATATTGTAAAGCTCGCTGCAGCTAAAGCTGCATTAGCTGTAGTAATAGCGGTAGTCAAAAGAGAAGCTACTTGAGATAACGATGTAGCTGTACTTAAATTAATTCCGGTTGTCGCATAAGTTGTCCCGTTTACAGAAACAGTGATATCACCTGCGGTTACTGCGACAAGTGAAGATTGTTTCGTCACTCTATTTGTAATAACTGGAGATCGTAAATATGGCGCAAGTGCAACAGTATTGTATTTACCAAAATAAATATAAGGAGCTTTACTCGTTGATAAAGAAGACCCTGCAAAATATTTCAAAGATGCCCTGTACTCATTTGAACTTAAACCAAAATACACACCAACATCTGGCGCACTTTTAAATTGCAACATCGGTAAAGTGCTTGGGATTAATGGGTTTGAAGATAATGCTAAACCTGCAAAAACTTTGCTAGTCGGCAAAATTGTTTGTATAGAAGAACTAACCGGAAAATAAGTTGAAATATTAATCGACATTATAAAATCTCCTGGTATTCGATATTAATGTCAGACAAACCTACCCCCTGCATCGGTATTTGCACTGTCTGAATGTTCATTGCTGTAAATAGTATCATGTATCTTTTCATATATCTATCACGATCATTGGGGCTTGATAAATTTTTAGCATCGTATACTCTTCCAATACCCATATTATATTGGTTTAAATAATTTGAAGCGGCGCTTGAGTTTAAATAAGTGTAAAGAATAGTTGACGCAAGGTCTGCGCTATCCCCATATAAATCAATTTGATACTCAAAATCATTAAAACCTGTAAGCAATTTTTTTTGGTTTAAATAATCAAAATCTCTCAACGGTAAGCCATTTTGATGTGTGTTTCGCTGTTGAATAATTATAAAATCATTTATTTGTGGCAAAGTATAATCATTTTGATATGCGTCTATGATATTATTTTGATTATATAGCGTGTAGTCAATTGTAAGTAGATCTTTAAGCATTGTCCATATTATTTGCAAAGGTGTCATATCACATTGCTTTCAACTGTTAAAACTTTTACCCAGCCAGTTAAAAAATTGTTAGCCACGCCAATAATTTTGTACACTAAACCGTTCCAAGAAATATAATCCCCTCCGGTCGATAAATTTCTGTTTAAACCGGTTAATTGACCTGCGTTTAACCAAAATTTCTTATATACTTTCGTTGAATTGTAGCCGTCTATGTGTTTAAGTTCTTGTGAATTCAAAAGTTGAACGTTTGCGCTTATATTTGTAAATTGTGTGTACGTCGGTGTGATTGTTCCTAATACGTTTGTTTGTCCGTTAAAAATATTTAAAGTTACTGTTATAATAGGGTAAGTTGCAGTTAAAGCAGTGCTAGAGATATAATTTAAATTTATCCCCATTATTCTGTAACCTCGAACGCAACGGATTGTCTAAGATGACCGTTTTCGATTAAAGGTGAGTCAAAACCTTTTTTCTCTTGTGTATATTTTGCGTTTCTTGGCACACCTTGTTCAGCCCACCAATCGATTTTATCTTGAACATCATGTTGTGCAACAAATCCAACAGCTCCTAAAGCTTTTTTAACGTTTATTTTTTTGTTATCAAGTTGTTTTTTTATTTCTGAAAAAAACTTTTGTTTCCATTTCTCTTTGTTCTCATTATAAGTAGGCAATAAAAATGGTCTCGGTGGTATGAATTGTTTTCCGTTTTTTGTTTCTGTCCCGAATTCATTCCACATTGCAACTTGAGCTACTGAGGTTCCATCTTTATATTTCGCTTCAGGAAAAAAACCAACGTCTACTCTAGACTTCTTTAAATTTAAAAATTGAGTTAAAAATTTTTCTAAAGCTCCACTTGATTTAACTGTAACGGTCATAATAATTTTGACCCCCGTAAATAAATTTGAAACCACCCAACATTTTTATAAGTAAAGCTATTTTTTGCCCCCATGCTGTCTGATTCCAAAATATTAAAGAAGGTGATTTATCAATTTCAAAAGTAACAGAAACAGAATCTTGACTTGATGCGCTTGTGACTCCGGTTGATCCCGGCCCACGTTGCCACAATTCTGCAAGATGAGCTTCAACAACATAGTAATAGTATTCTTGCTTTGTTAATACAACTTTTTTTATTATCGGCGTGCCGACTACGTCTACTTCTTGCCAAAGATTTTCTAAAATAGCATCAGGAATAGCATAGTACATTTGATACGTATCCCTAAATGTTGCTATATTAAAATCAGGAATCGGCATACAAGCACCATTTATTTTTTATAGACTGTTACATCTTTTGTCTTTGTTGCCATTTGCGCATCTGTTACAACTGGTTTAGTGTCTCTCATTATTTTTGCGGCGTCTTGTTTTGTTGCTGCTTTATAAATTTGAGGCTCAACTTTTGCACCGTTTAGCGTACCTCCGAAGAGAAAAACATTATCTTTATATTTTTCTTTTATTGCGTCAAAAACATTTTCTTCCATTTCTGTGATTTTTGGGACTAAAACGTTTCCGGTTAATACACCAAGTGAATTAGTCCCGTGGATCACGTAATTTTTTTGTTCACCGTTTAGCACAATCGGGAATTGATGTGAAATTAAAGCTTTAGAATAAACGTTAATTAATTCCATTTTTTTCTCCTCAGCAACCAATTCCAGAACAAGTAACGATCGGCGCATATTGCAAAATACCTGCACCAAAACTGCCGAAGGACCACTTTTCTGAAAAAGAAGTAGGAGAAGTTTTCGTTACACCATGGCCTTTTACTTTATAGCTGAACATATCTTTAACAGGATTTTCGCCGATTGCTTTTGCTAAAATCAATTGAAAAGATTGGATAGTCGCATACTCAGGCGCAAAAATAAATTTAATTTTCGGCATAGTCATTTCAATAATTCTTGTAGCGTTATTCCCGAAACTATTTGTATTGTTTAAATACGCAGCCGCAGCAGTTGAACAGCACAAATAAAATTCATCATCTAAAGAAACATTCCCACCCATTTGGGCTTGTAAAGCTGCATACGCTGTAACAATAACATCATTTGCAATATCTTGCGCACCTGTTGCAGTTCCAGCTTTTACTATCCAAGAAGGCGAACCAGATCCGCCGTTCGTAACAGGAACAGCAGCGTTTAGTCCAGGGTCGTTTAATAAACCAAAATTATGATTAATAAATGCGCCACCAGATGTTAAATTTCCAAAAAAGAAAAGCTTATTTTGTGCGATAGCAATATTCATTGCTGCCGCATATTGTTTTTTTGAAACGATGTCTAATTTTGCTGTGGACATTGTCGCAACTTCTAGCTCACCGTACTGGATATTTGTTTGTCCACGAAAAACGTCACGAGTAGGAAAAGTTGCGTTGACGTCTGACATTTGCGTACCGCTGTAGTCAGCGTAAGGCTCAACTTGACCGTTTGGTGATACCGTGATCAATTCAGCAGTATTTGTTTCAAAACCGCCATATTGTAAAGGTTCACCGATCTCAGTGTATCTTCGCGTTGGCAAAAGTTGTTCGATTACTTTCCCTAAATTTACTAAAGTTAAATGCGCTGGAACGCCGTTTGACGCAGGATTATAGCTAAAAGTATCATCGTCCATTGCTAATTTTCTAACTGTTTTTTTAAAAACTGCGCTGTCGCACACAAGCGGATTGTATGATCCGTCGAAATGGATCCCGTATTTTTCTTTAAAGTGAGTAATAAGTTCACGTTGTGTCATATTCTCAAACATTTTTAATCTCCTTTTAAGCTGCCGGCGATAGTGTAGAAATTTCGACTAATCCACCGGCTGTCCAGCCTGGTTTCACAGCGGAAACTCTAAATCTAGTTAATGTTGAATTTGTGGGCGCAGTACCGCTGGGTGTTTGTGTTTGCCAAGCCCCTGCGTCAGTTGCATAAACATACGATCCAACGAGCGGTGATGCGCCTTCGTTTGCGACAGCGATCGGAACAGGTACGCTCCCTTGGATTTGTACTTCACAACCTTGGCCGTCTGGGATTGTCATAGAGTAACCTGCAATCGTGTCTGAAAAAGCCATCGCATTTGCATTACTCCTCATGACTACACCTGCGAAAGAATCATTAGGCCCTTTCACAAAAGAAACAACCGTAGAGGGACCGTTTGTATTAACCCCAAGATAAAAACAAGGTTGCGCTACATAAACAGCCGTCGCAACTTGCGCTCCGATTGCGTAACCAGGAAGCATTGGCCCTGTGGGTACGCCTGCTTGCCAGGGGTCTGGGTTCGCTGCTGTTTTTTGAAATGTTGCAAAATTAGCCATTATTTACGCTCCTTTTTTTAAAAAATTTAGAATATTGTCTGGGATTTTTATTGTGGAAGATGAATCGCTGTCTCCAACAATTAAAGTATTGTGTCTTACATTTTGTTTTTTTACATCACTTAACATTTCGACCATCGCTGACTTTTGTTCAACAGTTTTTCCGTCAAAAACTACTCCGTGATTTTTTAAAATTGCGTCGTAAACACTCGCAGCATTTTTAAAACTGTCACGATTAACTTTTCCACAGGTGCGTTCAAATTGACGAATAGCAGAATCAAAAGCCATTGCTTGTTTTTTGTATTCTTCGATACCGACGCTAACTTGATCAGCTACAATTTTTTTTATAAAGTCGCTGTCCATCGCAACTTTCTCCTCTTTATCTTTTTCTTTTTTCAACCCTTCGTCTTTTTTATCTTTAGCTGTTTTTTTCTCTTTTTCTGCTTCAGACTCTTCGTCTTTTTTATCTTTAGCTGTCTCAAGTTTTTTAGTGTCTTGTAAATGTTCTTTAATTTTATTTTTTAACTCATCAAATTTTTTTTCTTTTTCTTCTTCACTTGCATCAGAAGTCATACAGTCGTAAACTTCTTGCATACCATCCTCAAAATTCCATTCAGAATCTTTAGTTGTTTTTGTCTTTTTACTAAAAAACATTTCTTTTGTCCCTTTCTTCAAAATTGACGTAGGTATCTCATCTGCCACTATAGCAGATTTATATCGGGGGTTGTCAACCATTGCTACGTGGTTTGCTCTAATTTTTGTCATTCGAATATCATAAGGAATACCATTGTGCAAACCATTTTCCAAGATTGGTATGTAAATATAACCGCAGGAAAGATATTTCATTCCCTTTTTTAATTCTTCGATAGCTTCTTTTTTCCAAAAAACGACGGTACCGTGATTTTCGGTTCCGTTCATTTCAGTATCACCGATCGTGCCTACAATAAGCTTACTTTTATAGTCTTCCGCCGAAAAATCTGCATGCCTACTCAAAAGAGGCTTGTTGCTAAAGTCAGCATCTTCTATCTCTTCAGCTGGCCTATAAACTCTGTATACTTTTTGAGGGTCTAGTTTAAGTGCTTGAAATCCAGGGATCTCGTACCCATAATATTTTGCAACGTCTTCACCCGTGAGTACACAATTTTTAACAGTCATGTACCCGAATTCGTCTACGCTTCTATTTGTGTCTTCAACTAACATTTGACACCTCACATCACTAATCTATATGAGCATTTACAATTTATTTCCATTTTCGGTAAAATATATTTACCATCGATGAAACACCCTTTTTCTAAGTCAAATTCTTTTCCGTCTGCTTCTGCATGAGATGCTCTATGTGTTTTTCCTGCGATAGATTTTTTCCAAAATCCTCTTCTAAAACCAAAATCTTTCGCATGCTGTTGGTCTAACAAAGCTGTAGCTTTTGCGGTTTGGTCTCGTGCGATTAAATCTATTCTTCCCGATGTAATATTACTTCTTTTTGATAAAGCTTCGGTTAATTCTTGTAAATTCCCACCTTTACCCACCGTGCGCATTACATCACCCAAGATGTCATCATGATATTCTTTCGGGATAGATTTAATCAAACCCACATTTTCTGCGACACTTGCTTCTACTATTCTTAAAGTATTTTCTCTATCTTTTGTGTTTTTTAAAAGAAAAGGTGATGTTTTTAAAAACTCATGTTTTTTTTCTAATCTTTCAAAACGTTTATAGTTATTGGATTCTATATTTTTTATAAAATTATTTGCTAACGAAAAAGAATTAAACGAGTATTTTAAAAAATATTTTTCCCCCAACATGTTTATCGCATTCTGTAGTTTCTCTATATAATATGTAGGGTTACTAACAAGTAGGTATAAATTGTTTTTGTAAATATCTATAATAGTAGAATCGTATTCTTTTGCCATATCTTTTTTAATTAAAAAAAGTTCACGTCTGTATTTTAACATTTCAACGGTGTCAATTTTTGGCCCGTCTATTTCTATTAAATATTTATTCTTTCTCTTTAACTTTTTCATCACTATCCGCTAACTCGTTTTCGAGTTCAAAATCATCAGTTAGATTATTGTAGCCAGAATCAGGATCATCTTTTAGTTTATTTCTTACTTCTTCTCCCGATATTACCCCATCATTTAAATAAGATATATTTATGTCTTTCTTTATAGCTTGTATTTGCGCCCTTTCTAGTTCCGATGTAATAGCCAAAGGTTTAAACACAAACGTAATATCTTCATCAATTTCTCCAAATAAATGGATCTGAATTAAATCTAGAGTACGTTTTAAATTATCTTGCATTAAACTCATCTGTAACGATTTTACCAATTCGTGAAATATTTTGACTTCATATTCTCCAGTTGAGCTAAAACCTTTTGGGGAGGTCCCAAACAATTTAATAGCAGGAGTTCTAGCAACTGCGCACACAAGTTCAGCATTTTGGCTTAGCAAACCATCTAAACCAGCTATGCTCATGTTAAATTGTTGCCACTCTTCGGGTAAAGTCGGGTCATTACTCATAGCAAATATTGAAAAATTGGATTGATAGTACTGAGCTATTTTTAGTCTTGTCTCTAAATCACATCCGCTTTGGAAAGCTGAACCCCCTGTGTCTAAAAGCGATTCCATATTTGTTTTAAACACGTTTAGATTGTATCTACCTGAGATTCCGACTACGTTTTGTCTTACAGTTTCAAAGCCGAAAATATAATCTAAGCATAGTTGGGCAAGCGGCATACCGTAAAACCAATAAACTGGCTTAAAATAAGTTGGGACATAATTATACGCAAAGTGCATAAGCCTAGATGTATGTACTCTTGTTGTTTGCACTGCCCACATTTTAGGTTCGTAAAAGTCTTCTGATAAAGGGTTTGTAGCGTTAAATTCGATCGGTGTTGCATACAACGGTTCAATCGGTTTAAAATAAAGTAAGTCGCCTTTTCCCATTGACTCTAAATAGAATCTTTCTTCGTAGGTTGCGCCATCTTCAACACTATCGTCGCCTTTAATTTTGGGGTATAGTTTACAGCCACCAAAAAGGAAAGTCATTTCTAAACACCGGTTAAAATGAGATTGGATTTTAAAATCTGAAAAAGCCTTTTCAATTCTGTTTATTTTTTCTGTTTTATCTTTACTAACAGATTGAAATTCAATCCATTCTCTCGTGCATTCTTGTGACAATGTTTGAACGATGTTTTGTATAAGTCCATTTTGTGACAGCAAAGCAAGTTCTTGGTAACCATAAAACCAAGAATTCACTACTGTCGAATTTAATTTATTAAATTGTGAAAAATCATAGCTATTTAAAGGCATCGAGTCGGTTGTAATTTTTTCACTGTCTTGAACAATCTTTGGGGGGTCTGGCATTTTAAAATTATTGAATCTATTTGTTTGGTTGTTTTGATGTTTTATCTTATCTAATATTGATTGAACATTTTGGCTTGACCAAAAGCCATTTTGATTTTTTTTTGTGTTTAACTGCTCTTTTAAAGATTTGATTTCATTCTCTAATGTCTTAACTTTTCTGCTCATCTTATCCCCATTTGAAGCAATTTACTTTTATCAAAAGAAAAGTTTCTTTGGCGCATAGCTGATATTTGTTTATAACAAGCATATCGTATAGCGTCCCAAAGATGGTTATCCTTGTCAACGGCTTCATTTAAAATTGCACCGCTGTTTTTGTCCTGCTTATAACGATAGTTGTAAGCTTCATAAATCATGTTAGTGCATTTTGGATCTATTACAATATTTTTTCCCATCAAATATTCGATTCCAGATTCTATACTATTTTTAAATTTTTGTGCACCTTCGATTTTTAAACCATCGTAATTTAGCTGCGCTATTGTGTCGGGTCTAGCAGAATCGGCGTACCACCGACTTGATAAAGCGTATTCACCAAAATGTAGTTTAATAGCATTTTTGTAAAAAGATGGTAGCAATTGTGTTTGATAATATTCTCTATTGATGTAAATAGTGTTTTCATCAAGAAAAAATATTTCGATCATTGCAGTGGGATCTTGACTGAAACCAAAATCCATCCCGTAAAGCGGAGCGATTTGCGATCCTCTATAAAAAAATTTATTATATTTAAATTCAACTTGCATGTCTAAAATTTTAAATTTGTTTTTAAATATAACATCTTCAGACATATCAAGAACTTTACCGAGATAAATATGTTCATATCTCGCATAGTCGTGCTCACGCATATATGCTATTTTTTCAAAAATTAAACTTGAATTATATGGATTATCTGGATAGTTTATTTCTACTCTATAAATGTTTTTTTCTGGGATAGGAGATTCTATCCATTTTTGATAAGTAGCTGATGTTTTCTCTTTAGGATTAAAAGCTACGATTAGCTCACAGCCGGTTGTTCTAAGCGTTGGGTCGAGTGTCTCCCAGTGTTCTTGCGTTATATTCTCAGCTTCTTCTACAAAGCATAAAGTAATATTCGGGATAGATTTAATTGAAGAAATATCTCGGGCAAGGCCTTTAAAAATTATTACGCTGCCGTTTATGTGTTCGATTCTGTCATGCTTTATTTTAAAGAAATGTTCTAAATTTTTTAGATTTATTATTTGTTTTAGTTCTGCATAAGTTGAACTCGCGATTGATGTTTGATATTCACGAGTACAAAGTATAGTCTGATTTTCTTTTTCGTGTGTACGCTCAATGATTTTTTGTATGATTGAGTGAGTTTTTCCAGAGGACCTACCACCGTATAAAATTTGATACATCTTACGACAAGATAAAAAATCTTTTAACTTTGGCGGATATTCAAAACCAAAATCAATTTTACTTTTAAATTTTTTTTTATTTTTTTCTATTACGTTTAAAGCAAAACATGTGAGCATAAAGTGTAGTTCTTATTTAAATTCTTGTATCAAGAATTCTTATCCTCGTCTACTTTGTGAATATTGTCTAGATTAAACATTAAGTTCTTAGCTTCTTTTTTAACTATTTTCATTTGTTCTGCGGTTAAATTCAGATTCTCTTTTAACTTTAAAACATATTCTTCTACTTTTAAATTTGATGCCACTTTCTTCATGTGCAGCTCAGCTTTCTTTAAATGAATATGAGATAAGTCTTTTTTTTCTAGAAGTCCACCGTAAGTTTTAGATGCGAAGATAGTCAGTACTGGGTTGTCTTCGTTCACGCCCTTTAATAATTTCCCTAAAACAAATTTTCTTGTTTTATTCTTACCTGAGTTATAAGCGTCAAGAATCTCTGACTTGTAGCCGCTTATTGTTTCTTCTTTATATTCTTCATTTGCAAAAAAAGCGTGAAGTGTTTCTAATGAAACATTGAAATGATCTGCAATTTGATATTTGTAAGGATATATTTCACTTGCTTTTTTCATTTCTTCCGGTGTTGGGTTAAATCTTGCTGGTCTGTGCCTTTTTTTTTGGCCCGTCGGTCTTAGTCGTCCTGGCATACTGTTTCTCACATTTGCTTAAAACTTTAGCATATTTAGAAATACGCGCTACTACTATATAAACTAGCACAATCCGTTTAAACTAGCAAAATCTAAAGTATAACAAACGAGAATATAACTAAAAAACGTGTTGTAAGACTCCAACAGCATCCTTACACAAGCTCCAACAGCATCCTTACACAGACTCTAACAAACCACTACAACACTTTTATATATGCGGCAGTAACAAAACTTTTTGTTGTGTTAGAATGTTAGAGTGTAAGAGTAAAAAGCGCCCCCTTGGTGCTACTGTGTAGTGTGTGTTTTTGGTTACCCATAACTATAAAGTGTGCATATAGTCTTTTTCTGTGTGTGTTTAGCTGTTATGGTTTCCTATTATTATAATACTAGTTAATATAAGAATAAGAAGACTCTAACACTATTACAAAACACATACTTTTCTTACTCTCTGTTGATGTTAGAGTGTTGTGTTAGAGTATGTTGTAGTAGTTGTTAGAGTGCTGTTTTTTAAAATTTTTCACTACAAAACGCTAAACACTACACACATAGAATACCTATAACTATTTTTAGTGCGATAAATATCCTTTTAAAAACACACATTTAAAAAAATTTAAAATATTTTGATAGAAAAACTTGACTTAATGATTCAATTGAGTTAAACTAACTTTGCGAGCGACTGAAGTCAGTAGCTCACTCTAACCGCTGCATGAGCAGCAAATTTAAGGGGATTTTTTATGAACGATTTTTGTTTCGAGCCAATTCATGTCAACTGTTCTCTTGTTATGTCTGCTATTCTTAAAGAGTTCGATAATACTGATTTTAAGTTTGATTCTGAAGAAGAGCTTTGCGATGCAGTTAGTACATTTGTCGAAAATAAGTTACTGCTACCTATTTTTGATGCGCTTGACATCAGGTTGAAAAAATACACTACAGACGACATTATTCTAAACTCTGATGATCTCTGCGACACGATTTTTGATGCTGAAGATATTTTAATATCGAAATATTTTGATAAAAAAACTTGACTTGTTGGTTTAAGTGTTTTAAATTGATTTCGTGGGTGACTGAGGTTAGTTGCTCGCTTTAACATGCTGCACTTTGCAGCAAATTTTAGGAGTTTTATTATGTTTGATGAATTGAAAATCGCAACCAGTACCCTTTCGAAAGCTTTAGAAAAGCTCGAAGAAACTTCAGGAAAAAAAGAAAATGAAGACTACCTATCTTTTGATTATGTTATCGTACGCACGTACAACTTTGGAGTCTTTGCAGGATACTTAGACAAAGAAAAAAGCACTGACACAGTAAAAGTACTCAGAAGATGCAGAAGACTCTGGCATTGGGAAGGTGCTTTCTCATTGTCAACTTTAGCGACAGACGGCACTGCACTCCCACACGATTGTCGTTTCCCGGCAGAGGTTGATGAAGTAACTTTAAGCTCCCCCACATATGGTTTTGAAATATGTAAATGCACTAAGAAAGCTCGCGAAAGTATTCAAAATGTTCCAGTTTTTGTACCATCTAATTTAAAATAATTTAGCCGCACTTTTGCGGCTTTTTTAAGGGTTTTGATTATGATTTTTTCTGAAAACGATAGATTAATTGAGGGCGAGTTTGGCATTGGGTCCGGTGATGGCTCTGGCTTTGGTTCAGCCGATGGCTCTGGCTCTGGCGATGGCTCTGGCTCTGGCGATGGCTCTGGCTTTGGGTCCGCGTCAGGCTCTGGGTCTGGTGATGGCTCTGGGTGGGGGTCGGGCTCTAGGTCTGCGTCAGGCTCTGGCTCTGCGAATGGCTCTAGCTTTGGCTCTGGCTCTGGGTCAGGTTTTGGGTCCGAGTCGGGCTCTGGCTCTGGGTCAGGTTTTGGGTTCGAGTCGGGCTCTGGCTCTGGCTCTGGCTCTGGCTCTGGCTTTGGCTCTGGCTCTGGCTCTGGCTCTGGCTCTGGCTCTGGAGATGAGTCAGATGATGAGTCCGGGGGATTTTGATTATGATTTTTTCTGAAAACGATAGATTAATTGAGGGCGAGTTTGGCATTGGGTCTGGCGATGGCTCTGGCTTTGGCTCTGGCGATGGTTCAGGTTTTGGGTCAGGTTTTGGGTCTGGCTTTGGCTCTAGCGATGGTTCAGGTTTTGGGTCAGGTTATGGGTCAGGTTATGGGTCTGACGATGGTTCTGGGTCTGGGCCTGGCGATGGCTCTGGCTTTGGGTCTGGCGATGGTTCAGGCTTTGGCTCTGGCTTTGGCTCTGGCTTTGGGTTTGATGATTGTTCAGGCTTTGGGTCAGGCTTTAGGTCAGGTTATGGGTCTGACGATGGTTCTGGGTCTGGCTTTGTGTCAGGTGATGAGTCAGGTGATGAGTCAGATGATGAGGAGTTTTGACTATGTTTTTTAGCGAAAAAAAAAGTGTTTGGTCAGGTGATGGGTCAGGGTCATGTTACGGGTCAGGTGATGGTTCAGGGTCAGGGTTATGGTCAGGGTTAAGTGATGGGTCAGGTGATGGGTCAGGGTCAGGGTTATGGTCAGGGTTAAGTGATGGGTCAGGGTCATGTTACGGGTCAGGTGATGGGTCAGGGTCATGGTCAGGGTCGGGGTCAGGGTCATGGTCAGGTGATGATGATGATGGGTCAGGTGATGGGTCAGGGTCATGGTCAGGGTCATGGTCAGGGTCAGGGTCATGTGACGGTTCAGGTTACGGGTCAGGGTCATGGTCAGGTGATGGGTCAGGGTCATGTTACGGGTCAGGTGATGGTTCAGGGTCAGGTGATGGGTCAGGGTCATGTTACGGGTCAGGTGATGGGTCAGGTGATGATGATGATGGGTCAGGGTCAGGGTCAGGGTCAGGGTCATGTGACGGTTCAGGTTACGGGTCAGGGTCATGGTCAGGGTCGGGGTCAGGGTCATTGTCAGGTGATGATGATGATGGGTCAGACGATGAGTCAGATGATGAGGGGTTTTGATTATGATTTTTACTGAGAAAGATAGATTAATTGTAAACCGTTCGGGCTCTGGGTCTGGAAATGGGTCTGGCTTTGGCTCTGACGATGGGTCAGGTGATGGCTCTGGGTTCGGTGATGGCTTTGGCTCTGGCGATGGGTCAGGTGATGGCTCTGGGTCCGCGTCAGGCTATGGCTATGGCTTTGGCTCTGGCTCTGGCTTTGGCTCCGGCTCTGGCTCTGGCGATGGTTCAGGTTTTGGGTCAGGCTTTAGGTCAGGTTATGGGTCTGACGATGGTTCTGGGTCAGGCTTTTGGTCAGACGATGAGTCAGATGATGAGTCAGATGATTGATAGCTTATCTTTTAAATAAAGGGTTTTATATGTATTGGCTATTTACTATACTTCTATACATTTTTTTGATTTTTTTATTAGCTTTTATAGTTTCGTATATAGTGTATCTTTTTACGTCAAAAAAGTTTTAAAAAAATTTGATACGTTGGTTTAATTTTGTTAAATTGATTTTGTGAGTGGTGTTAATTTTTTAAAATATAAGGAGTTTTATGGAGGTAAACTATGATAACAAAAAACTTTGATAACCATGTGTGTAATAGATTAAGTGTTATTAGATGCAGGAACAGAAAGCTATCTCTATATGTAAAAGCTTTTGATAAATCATTAGCTGAAAAAAAACAATATCGTCGGTCTTTTTTAGAGAGAGAACTTCCGTTGTTAGTTGATTATGTTCGACAAATTTTAAATGATGATAAAAAAATATTCGTAGAAGTTCATGTTCCCGAAAATGAGTCAACTTACATAAAATCTTTTTTGAACGGGGTCTTTCAATGAGTTTATTAAATAAAAATAGCACTGTTAATGATGAAAACGCAAAAAATGACGAGAAAATTCAAAAAGAAAAAGAATATAAACGCTGTTGGTACGCAAGAAATCGTGAAATATTGCGAGAAAACCATAGAAGATATTACAAAGAAAATAAGGAGAGGATAAAACACTACACAAAAAAATGGTATCAAAAAAACAAAGAGAAACAAGCAGAATATCAAAGACAATATCGAGCACGTATAAAAAAATTAAGTGAAGACGAAAAACTTTTATTAACACCGGAAGAGATAGCTATTCGAGAAATGAGAAGAAAACAACAACGGTCAGAATATGCCAGATTTTGGTATTCCGAGAATAGAGAGCGTATTTTGTTAAAATATCACGAGAAAAGGAGATTGAAAAATGAGACTCAATGATGTGTTAAATAAAATAAACAATCATTCTTGCGAAAATGAAATAAAATATAGAGGGCATTGTTGGTGTGTTTGGAATCGAGATATTTTAAAAAGTACTATACGAAATTTACAACGCAAAGAAAAAAGGAGATTAAAAAATGGAAATTAAAATTGGTGACGTGTTTCAGCGTAGTCTTTATAAGTTTATTAAGGTATTTAAATTAATCGACAACAGAGCATTCCTTTATGCGCTTGAATTTACTGATGATGATGATCCTCCTTTTGAATTTTATTGCGAATGGCATTGGGTTACACATCTCGAAGATCATTGTGTCAGAGTTAACAAAGTTCCCCCGATAGAAATTGAAGTTGAAGAAGAAGTTCCGATTTATATGCCTAAACACAAATATGAACGTCTGTTAAAATTAGATCACGTTGAATCCAATAAATGTATTTTACTTTCTAAAAACAAAAATTGTTTTTCTGATCCTAAAGAACTTTGCAGAATTAAGATTAAAACAGAAAAAAAATTTGATTTCAATTGGGACACCGGGGAATATGATTTAGAAGTTAAATAGAATTAAAATTATGAATATTTAAAATAAAAAAGGAGATTAAAAAATGGAAATAAAAGAACTTAAATTAATGTTTGAAAGATATCCTAAATTTAAAGAGCTTGTAGTTGATATTTTTGAGCAATGTTTAGATGAATACGAAAAACATGAACCGTATTTAAATCAACACACTATAAATTATTTCATAGATAAATTATCAGAAGACTTTAATAAAAACGTTGACCATATTTTACAGATTAAAAGACTTTATAACATCGAAGTATCTATGGAATAGAAATTATAATTTATAATTTAGGAAGTCATTTTATGTCATTATTTAAACATCAAAAAGAAGCTGTAAAACTTATAGTAGAGAAGAAAAAATTCGCTTTATATCATGAACAAGGTTTAGGTAAAACTATTACGAGTATAATAGCGGCTGATTATTGTGTTTTAAATTTCGATACTAAATTAATTACGGTTGTATGCCCTGCTTTTTTGCAAACAAATTGGAGAGATGAGATCGAAAAATGGTCTAAATTTAAAAGCAAATATAGGATATTTTCTTACGAGAAGTTTTGTTCTCTAGATGATTTACACAAAAAGTCTGATTTTTTTATTGTCGATGAAGCTCACTATATAAAAAATAGGAAAGCTAAGCGCACTCAAAAAGTTGTTAGTGCTGTGATTGATTCAGAAAGATGCGTACTGTTAACAGGCACACCGATTGGGAATGGTAATATATTCGATTTATATACTCATTTAGTTTGTTTAGATAAAAATAATTTTTACGCTAAATATAATAAGTTCTATAGTGAATTTGTACAAAAAGGAAATCATAAATTTGATAAACCGATCCCGAAAAACGTTGATAAGTTTATGAAAATACTTGAACCGTTTTCTCAAAGAAAAACAAAAAATGAATGTTTAGACCTACCTGAAAAAATTTATAAAGTGTTAGATTGCAAAGGAACAAAAGTATCACGTAATTTGCATATATCTCATAAATTACAATTGCAAGAGGGGTATACACTTCAAACAGAAGAAGGAGTTTTTAAATCGATTTCAAACAAAATCGATGTTTTAATTGATTTTATTGACTGCCTACAAAATGATACCCAAATTGTCGTATACGTAGCTTTTATAAAGAGTTTAAATTTAATTAGCGATAGATTAACTGAATTAAAAATAAACCACAAAACTTTTTCAGGTGAGCTAAGTAACAAAGAAAAAGATATTATCTTAAATGATTTTAAAGAGAAAAAGATTAGAATACTTGTCGCAACTATTCAAAGTTTAAATGTCGGTGTGACGCTTACAAATTGCAATACAGTTATTTATTATTCCCGCACATTTTCTGCAACAGAAAGAGCACAGAGTGAGGACAGATTTCACAGAATTGGTCAACGAAATTGTGTTGAATATATTGATATTGTAGCTGATGGGATAGATAATAAAGCTTTTGATCTGATAAAATCAAATAAAAGCTTTGATGATATTAAAAAAGAGCTTGAGTTATATAGTGATTTAAGAGCGATTTAGAAATTTTTATTTTTTGCTTGCATTTGTTTTTCCATTGTGTTAGTTTATTTTAGTTAAATTAAGGGGTCTTTGTATGAGTCTAGAATCTTTGTTTAAGATAAGAAAAACGCCTGAAAAAGATTTTCAGGAAAAATTTGTAAAGTGGCTAGAGAGTTTAAAAGTTGGGTTTGTGCATGAAATACAATATCTTGCTCGACAATATTCTAAAAAACGTGGAATTCCTGATGTGTTTTTTTATTGCAATGGTTCCACTTATGCGTTTGAATTGAAAAGTAAAAAGGGTGTCGTAAGCGCAATCCAACAAATACGACATGATGAGCTAAAAAAAGTCGGCGTAAAAGTCTATGTTTTAAACCCTGATACTTTTGCAGAGTTTAAAGTTCTATTTGAAGAAAAATTAAAAAAATAATAAGTTTTAAAATAAGGGGAAATATATGATAACCATACGAGCATCAGCTTTGCATCGATATTTTTTATGCCCATCTGCTCTTTTGCACGAGCAAGGTTTTGTTGAACAAAAACAAAGCAAATATGCTGAAGAAGGGACAAGAAAGCATTTAGAGATGCAAGAATCTTTTGAAAATCCAGAAAGTTTTGATAAAAATGAGCATGCTAAACGATTAGTGCGTTTGTTAGAAGATACTTTTGATCTTAATTTTAAACCATATGATCTTATCATTGAACAAAGACATGGGATTGGATTTGATAATTTTATTTTAACTGGAACTCCTGATTTTGTTTATTTTGGTGATTTTCGTGGGTTTGTTTTAACTGTTTTTATTGTTGATTATAAGTTTGGTTACCAAAAAATATTAGCAAGAAACAACGTGCAGCTTTTAGCTTATGCCTTTTTAGTGTACAACTCTTTTAAAAGTTTTGAGAAAACTAACGGAAGGGCTTCTTCAATTTCTTTAAAATTTATTACAGCTATTTATCAAGATGAGTCTCTTGATTTTTGCGAAGTCACTTTTGATGATTTAGAAGTGTTCAAAGATAGACTATTTGAAGTCTTTAAACAATCTCAGAAACATACTTATAATCCATCAGAAAATGCTTGTGAATGGTGTAGACATCGACCTGATTGTGTTGCGCTGAAGGAAGAAGTTGAGAAAACACAACAATTGATATTGCAGAATGCGGATAAATTTAATTTAAGCGATGATGAAAAGTTTGAGTACAGGAAAAATATCATTTTAAAACGTAAATTACTTGAGTATGCGATAGAAGATGCTGAGGATTTTTTCAAAGATAAGCTATTAAATGGCGCATCTTTTGACTTTGTGTCTTTGAAATCAAACGGCAGTATGAAAAGTTGGTCAAAAGACTTCACAGAGAAAGAGATTATAGATGAGATTTTAAAGAGTAACAATTTAAAAAGCTCTGATATAGTTGATACAAAATTAAAAACGGTTTCACAAATAAATAAACTCGCAGTAGAAATCCCTGAAAAATTTATCGAAGTACGGGAAAAAGCTAAAAGTTTAAAAGTGAAAGAAAAGGAGGTCTATGGAGAAAAAATAGTCGATGACCTGTTTTAGTTTGTTTTAATTTGTTTTAGTTTGTTTTGTTTATGTGTTTATTTATGTTTAATTAATTTTTTTTAGGAGTTATTTCTATGTCTTATTCAATTGTTTACAGCGAATCTAAAAAATCAGTTCAATTACAATTAAAAACTTTAGTCGACACGGCAGCACTTGTGACACCTGTTCAATATAAAAAAGATGGTGTACCCCAAGGGAAGCCGAAATTTTCTTTAAGATGTTTGCTAAAAGCTGATAAATGTGATGAATTTAGGAAAGAAATCGCAGAAGCGTGCGCAAAATTATGCAACGGAACCACTCAAGTACATCCTTCTTTTGCGAATAATAAAACAAACCCTAAATATATAGTTAGAGATTTTTTAAAAATAGGCAGGGAGATTATCGCAGAAAAAAAAGAAGCTGATTTACATTTAAAACCAACTGAGAGAAAAAATTACTCTCCTGTTTTAGATTATTTAGAAGAACTTTGTTATTTTTTTGCAAGTAGTTCTTCTGAATTCCCACCTAAAATTTTTGATAAAAATGGTGATATTTTACATGTAGAAAATGATTCTTTTTTCTTGCCGAGTTTTATTGCTGTTGTAAGGGTTAACATTAAGCTTATAAGCGTTCCACCAACTAGTTATTTAACTCCTTACATTCACGCTGTTCAATATATCAGTCCTGCGAGTATAAATTATCGTCAAGATAGTGTTAAATTTGATCAAGCTGATGACGATGGCAATATGTTTGGTGATGTTGCTACGAAACCAATGGGTTTCACTATAGCTACAGAAGAACAAAGCGAAATAATTAAACAGGGTAAAATAGTTAAAGAAAGTAAAATAGATTCTTATTTAGATGAGTTTGTATAAGCTCATCTAAAATATATTAAAAAAAGGAGGCTATTTTATGTTTTTGTTTATGGATTTTGAAACATACTCACCTGTTGATATTTCTTGTGGAGTTAGAAAATATTTATCGCATGATGAGTCTGATATTATTTGCGGAGTATTTAAGTTAGTTAATCGTGAAAGAGAAGTAATAGAACAAGTTTTAATTACTCAAGAGACGTTAATTTCTAAAAAACATTCTGATATTGTTTCTAATATATTATCTGTTCTATTCAAACAAACAGAGTATATAATCGCTCACAATATCGAGTTTGACCTAGAAGTTTATCTACGTATATTACAACAGCGTTTCAGTTATCCGGGAATCCCAAATAACTCAAAATTAATTTGCACAAAAAAAAGGCAAGACTTTTTAGGTCAGCCAGCCAGTTTAAGCAGTGCTGCGGATTTCCACGTTTTAAACTTTCGAAAAGATACTCGCGGTAAATATTTGATACAACAACTTAGCAAACCGAACAAAAATGGGTTGCGTAATTATGACCCTACGCTAGAACAGGAAATGCTTGATTATTGTAGACAAGATGTTGATACGCTCATTGAGCTTTTTTTCTCCCAAGTAGATTTCTATAAATCCTTTGAAATAAAAAACACAGATTATCTTGTTCAATGTTTAGACACGAAAATAAACCGGACTGGATTTCCTGTGAATCTAGAACTTGCTAAGAAACTTACAGAAGTTGCAGAAGCGCAAGCAGCGGAATCGCAATTAAAAGCTTGCGAAATTTTAAATGATTTTGATATGCCTGCGCTTACACAAACTCAAGCCATTAAAAACTACATAGAAGAAAAGTTTGGATACGCTATATCTTCTTTTGATGACAAAAAACAAACACATGAGAATGCTCCAGAGATTGTGAAGAAGTTAATTGACTTACGGAACGTTTGTAGCAGTAATTCTTTAGCGAAAGCGCAAGTCGTTTTAG